AACGATGCCTGACGAGGTAGGCCGTGAAGTGGTGGACGGTTTCCATCGGCACCGCGTTGGAAAAGAGTGCGAAGAAGTCAGAACGAGGGTGTCCGGGTATTTGCCAACAGTTCGCATCAAGGCTAGTCAAGAAGGAAAGGCAGACAGAATGGCCGCGACCATTCGACACAACCGAGCGCGCGGAGAGCATCGGGTGGATTCGATGTCGGAAATCGTGGTTGAACTCAAGCGACGGTTTTGGTCTGACGAAAAGATCGCCAAAGAACTAGGCATGGAGCCGGATGAGGTACTGAGGTTGACCCAAATCACTGGGCTTATCGGGCTTTTCCAAGACTCCGAGTTCAGCACCGCATGGGAAGCTGATTCGATTGATGAAACCCAAGGGGCCGATGAGCATGACGATTAACGAGTCTCGTCCGCCAGATCACGAAACATGGCTGCCCTATTGGGAGTGGGAAGAATGTACACGCAACATGTGGGGCAGTGTTTCGCACAGGAAAACATGGGTGAGCATGGCTGCTGAGTTCACCGGAAACGCCGAACTGTATGGCGAATGGATGAGAAAAGTGGTGGAGCGGTGGCCCAACTCTTGCGCGCATAACCTTTCAAAGTCTGGGGATAAACACCCCTGGATCGGGCATGCTGCGGTAGCATTGGCAATCGCATGCCCTGAAGACATTGTTCGCGAGGCTTGGGCGATGCTCAATGATGAGCAGCAGCGGCTTGCAAATATCAAGGCAAGCGAAGCAATTGACTATTGGAAAGAAAGCAATGCCAAAAAAGTATCTTGACCACAATGTACTGGAAGCCGCCAAAGACCGGATTTCTTGGACGTTTGATGAGTTTGATCGAATTTACTGTTCTTTTTCCGCGGGGAAAGATAGCGGGGTAATGACGCATCTTGTGTGCGAAGAAGCCAGAAAGCGAGGGCGAAAGGTTGGATTGTTTTTTTTAGACTGGGAAGCCCAGTTTTCTTTGGCGATAGATTTTGCAAAAAAGATTTTTGAGGAATATAAGGATTGCATTATTCCGTATTGGGTTTCAGTTCCGATCAAGACGTGGAATGCGTGTTCATCCCATGAGCCAGAATGGACGGCCTGGGACCCTGACAAAAAAAACCTTTGGGTTCGCGAGCCAGAAGCGATAAGCATCACTGATGGGAAGTTTTTCCCATTTTGGTATGAGGGGATTATGTTTGAGGAGTTTGTTCCTACGTTCGGGCAGTGGTTTGCCCAAGGAGAGAAGTGCGCATGTTTTGTTGGTATCCGTGCGCAAGAAAGCCTTAACCGCTTTCGAGCCATTTCGGTTGATAAAGCAACATACAAAGGGCGGATGTACACCACTAACGTGGTTGAAGAGTTGTGGAATGTTTACCCGATTTACGACTGGAAAACCGAAGACATATGGCGATTTCATGCCAAGACCGGAAAGAGTCATAATGTGCTGTATGATCGAATGTATCAGGCCGGCATGACTATTAACCAAATGCGCATCTGCGAGCCCTTTGGGGATGAGTCTCGCAAGGGGCTTTGGTTGTATCAGGTCGTGGAACCTAGCACCTGGGCAAAACTGGTTCTTCGGGCGAATGGAGCCAATACCGGGCGCATGTACAGTAATGAACGAGGCAATGTCATGGGCAACCACACGATCACCCTTCCAGAAGGGCATACATGGCAAAGTTTTGCAATGAGCCTTTTAAAGTCAACGCCCCCCAAAACAGCACAGCACTATAAAAACAAAATTGCCGTGTACTTAAAGTGGTGGATGAGTCGGGGGTATTCGGATGGAATCCCTGACGAGGCCGATTTGAAGCTGGAAAACAACCAGAAGGCGCCAAGCTGGCGAAGAATTTGCAAGACTTTGTTGCGCAATGACTACTGGTGCAAGTACATGGGGTTTAGCCCTACCAAGACCAGCGCCTACGCCAAGTACACGGATCTTATGGCGCGCAGGCGGGCGAAGTGGGGATTGTTCTCGGAAGACATCGCCACTAAGTGACGTGAACTGGTGACTAGCGCCAAGTGCGCGATGTGATAAGATGAGGGCCGGTGATGTAGCAAGCATCCCGGCCCTTTATGCCATTCAACTGGAGAACACATGGCACAGACGAAATATACCACGCCCAGCGTGGAGACCGACCTCATCCTCAATCCGACGGGGGTCAATGAGCCGACACTCAAGCTTTACCCTTCTCTTGGGATGGCGTTCGGCCCGCATGACGCCATGCTATTGGCGGTTTTGATGGATAACCCTAATCGCGTGATGTCCGAGGTTGATATCTGCAAGGTTTTCAGATTCTCGTCTCCCGGTACGGTGTCTCGCGGGCTGAAAACGCTATTGCGAAGCGGGGCAGTGTCTCGGCGGCGGCATAAGCGCAACGGTCACGGACAGGGCTGCGTATACACATGCCACGACGACGTGATTGATCGGATTATTTCTCCTTTTTTTAACGAAGACGGGAAGTTCGTCGGAGGGAGTCGGCCTAGTGCTATAAGGGATTGGGTGGTGCCGGCCGAGCTGCGAGAGCGCATCTTTACGCGCGACGGCTATCGGTGTTTGTGCTGCGGCGCACAAGACGATCTGTCGATTGACCACGTAACGCCAGTGTCAGCCGGTGGAGGGATTGAAGAAGAGAACCTTCAGACCCTGTGCCGGCCCTGCAATAGCCGCAAGGGCAACAAGACTACCTCTTACAAGAATTGGGGCATTTGATGACCGCAGCCAAGACCACGGACGCCGATCAGGGCTTCGGCGCGACCATCATCCGTCATCAGTCGCGCACCTGGACTAGTGTTGACAACCAAGTCATCAATGACACCCGCCTAGGGCTGAAGGCCATGGGGTTACTGGTGTACATGCTAAGCAGGCCGAACGATTGGCGGTTTTATCAGAACCAACTGCGCGAGACGTGGGGAGAGGGCCGGGACTCCATGCGCACCATCATGCGCACGCTGACTGATTGCGGCTACGTGCGACGCTTTAGCATCAACGACGAGAAAGGACACCTCCGCACGGTCACGATCGTGTCAGAGCTGCCGGATGTGGGCGATGCAGACTTCAACCGAGTGACTAAAAAAGCCGATGTCGGTTTATCCGTCAGTCGGTCCAGCCGCCAGTCGGTTGAGCCGATGGACGGCAAACCCCTACCTATACAAAGAACTGACTTAGACAAAGAACTGACTTCACTAAAGACTGAGAACAACAAACAAAAGACTGAAGAAGAACCTCTTGTCCATCCGCAAGCGGAGTGGACGACACCTCAGCCCCCGCAAGAGAAGAAAAAACAAATACGCGCCATGGATGAGCCCTATCACGATCACCTCTTCGCTACCTTCTGGTCTCACTACCCACGCAAAGAATGCAAAGCCGAGGCACAGAAGGCATGGGCTAAGAAAGTGATAGGACAAGTAGCAGCAGAACAAGCAATTGAAGCAATCAAACAAAGGATCGGAATCAATAGCCAAGAGAAAAAATTCATCCCACTAGCAGGAACGTGGATCAACAAGGAAAGATGGAAAGACCTAGATACATCCCTTGGCGTGTATTCCTTGTTTGAAGACAACGACAGCTCCAACGAAGAGACAGCAATGGAAGAGAAAGAAACCACACCTCCCCCCATTGCGCCCGCCCCCCTCCGCGCTGATCGGGCGCAGATCGAAGCCCTGATCCTGGCCGAGGCTGAAGAGGCTGGAGACTGGCGGATTCTTGGCGATGCTCGCGCCCTTGCGGATGAGGTTGCACGGCGGATGCTTCGATAGGGCTAGGACGCGATAGAAGGGGTCTAGGAGGCGCGATCAGCTTGCGAAGCCCCGAGAGTGCCGGCGAGCTGTTTTAATGCCTCCTAGGCCGTGAAATTTTTCGCTTGACGCTGGTGGCTGAGTCCGGAACGATACGGGCTCAGCACATAGAAAGGATCTGCAATGTCTAATCACTTCATGGCGGCCGTGATAGACGCGGCTGAGCGGCTAGGGCTTGACTCGATGGTGATCACGCCCCCTGGCCCGGGGTTCGGGTGGTCGGTCAAGCTCGCGAGCGAAGGTCAGCATGTGGCTTTATCTGACGCTTTGCGGGCGGATGGCGTGGCGTGCGGTGCGTTCGCCTTCTATGGGCGGTTCTATATCATGGAACGGTAAATCGTCACATCACGCCACTTGACGCCGACGCCGCGCGGATGCACACTAGATCCATGGTCAGCGCGGTGCCGGCCGAACAGGAGATTGAACATGGGTCACTATGCATGCGACATGCGCCCCGAGTGGTTTGACAAGGAGCAAGAGGCCAAGCCGGCTAAACAATGGTCCGGAAACATCAGGGGGCTAGAGCATTACGGCATCGCCCGACGATGCCCGCTGGTCTAGCGTCGTGACCATCACCGACACGCTTTATCAGGTGTTGATGTGGGCGCGCGGCAATGGGTTTAGCGCCGACAAGGTGACGACTAATACCCTAGAAGACGCCCGGTCCCGTGGTGAAGCGTGGGCCAACACTGGCGCCGCGTGATTTTTTGACATTGACGCCCGGGCGAGTCTCGGGCATAGTTTAGACATGGCCGGATGTTCCGGCCTTCCAAGGAGAGAACATGACTACCATCATCCTAAACCACAAAGCCTACCGATCTGCAGCCCTCCACGGAGCGAGCATGCAAGACGCGACCGAGTACGACATCGGTGTTACGCGCGTCTATGCCGAGATGTGTAAGGCGGCCTATCTGGCTGGCTATACGATGCAAATCGACTGGAACAGCACGGATGGCCGCAGTACGCGCGTTATCGACGAGGATAGCGAGACGGACTATCTTGAGGCCCAAGAGTGGGCGCATGACAATCTTGATTTTTGGGCGTACTACTGAGCTAGGGGTAAATCATGGATTTTTTTCTGATTGGGTGGCTAGTGCTTTGCACTTGGCTTGGGGCAATAAACGGGATGGATCATATTGAGGGATGGAGAGGCCCTGTAGCCGGGGCTTTATCTGGGCTTTTCGTCGGGTTCGCCGGGGTTGTGACTCTGTTTTTTTCCAAGTTCCTGTTGGGGTAAATCATGGCAGTTTTCCACATCGAAGCCAACGGCACTGATATGGGGTGCTATCACGCGGCCACTGCGTCGGAGGCGTTGGACACCTACGCCAAAGACGCGGGCTATAGCGACTATCTGGAGGTCGTGGAGCAGTTCGGGGACGAAACGTGCGTGACGCAAATCGATACCGATCGGCTGAGCGGGGTGGTTAGCGAGAAGCTGAATGCCATCGTGATGCAAGATGCCTACGGATGGGGTGTCGCGTTGGTTAACGGTCGGTTGGTCCTTACTTGGGATGATATGGCGCATCTGATCGGCCGCAAAGTCTGGGAGTTTGAGGCGTAATGCCTTGTTTCGTGGCCTGATCTGGGCCACACTATCAGTGCGCGATGTGCGCAAAGGAGTGAAAGATGTCTGTGAAGTATGTTCCCGCGAAGCTCGTTATTGAAATCCCTGCCGCCGAGTCGGTGACGGTACCGGCTTATGTGCTTGAGCGAGTTCTGCAGAGCAAGGGGGCTCCGGCTGATTTAAATCTGCTGCGCGGATGCCTGCCGGCCCATAGGGTCGTGGAGATCAAAGAAGGCGTGCGCGTGCGCCTGAAGGTAAATCCCGCCAATCGCGAGGACTTTGATTGGGGGTTTGTCGGATGGGATAGCGATGATGTGGTGGTTTCGGCTGTGGATGATTCTTCCATCGAACTCAGTTCGCCAGACAACGGAGATTTCACTAGCTACGTCGGCCCATTAGAAAAACTGCTTGACGTGCTGGAAATTCTGGATGCCGAAGCGCCGAAAGCCGATCCTGCGCCAGATGGCTGGATTGCATGGGACTTTAGTCACGAGGAGGGCCCGGATCTGCCGGAAGGGACGATGGTTCACACTCGCCTTCGCGGTGGCCTTGAAAGTGAAATCCCGGAGACTGTCGAGGAATGGTATTGGTGTGACGACGCCAGTGATTGCGCCATCGTCGCCTACAAGATCGCGGAGTAACCATGAAAGTTTTTGGAATCACCGATCCGATCGGTAACACCGGCACCATGTACACGGATCAAATCAAGATCGCGGATGAGGCGATCATTGATGGCTGCGAGGTCACTTACGTTCCTGAGCTGGATTTGATCGAAGCAAATGGCGAGCTTTTTGCGCTGGGATCGCAGCTTCAGGAGGCTCAAAATACCATCCTGAGGCTGCGCGCTGAAAACGCCAAGCTTGCCGAGACTCTGAGAGGACTGCGCCCGCTGGTGAGCTATGGCGGAACGTATTGATGTTCTGAGGCAGCGTGTAGGGGGGAGGCCCCCTGCTCCTGAAGGATCACCGACTGAGGGCCGCCAGTGTGAAGAGCATGGGGAGTATCAGGCTGCGGTATGGTCGGTTACTATTGGGCGAGTTACCCGGAAAATGGAATCCCCTTGCCCTCAGTGCCTGCTCGAATTAAAGGGCCGTGAAGGCCTTGCGAGGCATAAGGCGGCCCGAGCTGCACTAGAGGCGCATCGCGATCGCCTGAGGGCCGCTAGTGGCGTTGGAGAGCTGTTTGCGGGCACAGATATCCGCCAGTACACGCCGATGCTTCGGGGGCAGGTTCCAGCCTCTACGCGCCTCGTCGAAATCGTGCAGAGCGTGGAAACCCCTTCAGCCGATGGCGTGATCTTGATCGGTGTGCCGGGGGTAGGTAAAACGCACATGCTCTGTGCGGCTGTCAATGCCGTGATTGATCGGGGTTATTCCGCGCGGTACATGACGGCCGCTGAGCTGATCCGTGAAATCCGGGGCACTTGGGGTCACAAAGGGCCCAGCGAAGACGAGGTGATCCGCGCTATGATCGGCGTGAGGCTGCTGGCGATTGATGAACTAGGCGTGCAGTACGGGACCGACTCGGAAAAGTACCTGATGCACGCTGTCATTGACGGCCGGATGCGTGAAAAGCGCCCGACGATCTACGGCAGTAATGTGCCGTTTGCCGATCTGGCGCCAGTCGTGGGCGAGCGGGTACACGATCGGATGCGCCAGTTCTGCGACGTGTTCGAGATTGCGGGTAAATCGCTGCGTGAAAAACTGAAAGGAAAAGTGTGAGAGACGATCCAATCTGGTCGGAAGACGCAGAGCGCGCGGTTATCGGCTGTGTGCTGCGTGACAATGAGGCGCTGCGCAAGGTCGGGAAACTGACTAAGGCCAGCTTCTACCACCCGCGATACGCCCACATCTGGGAGTCGATCCAGTCGCTGCACTCCACGATGTCGCCGATTGATTCGCTGACCGTGGGCGAGGTCGCGGGGATGAAAATCGACGGCATCGCCGAGGTGATCGCGGGGATTCTCGATTCCACGCCAGTCGCCGGTAATGCGCTGCAGTATGCCGACATCGTGCGAGAAAAGGCGGTGCGGCGCGATCTGGTGGAATTAGGCGTGCAGGCAATTCACCGAGCGCGAGAAGAGGCGACGGGGGAGACGCTTGAATATCTGTCGGCAACGATCACGGCGCTGCATTCGGGGCAAGTCGATCGCGCTCCTGTCAAGCTGCAAGAGGTGATTTTGCAGCGGACAGAGCATTACGAAAAGCTGGCGAACAACGAGATTGCGCCCGGATGGCCGACGAAGATCGGTTTTATCGACCGCGTGCTAAATGGTGGTCTGCGACCCGGTAAGCTGATCTATCTCGCTGCCCGCCCTGCTGTCGGTAAATCTTCGTTCTCGGCTCAGATGCTGATTGGCGCCAGTGAGGGGATGAAGCCGGGTTTGTTTCTGTCGCAAGAAATGGACGTGGAAGAATGGGCAGACCGCTTTGTCGCCTCGAAAGGCGGGATTGACCTGGGCCGAATCTCGCGCGGGGAAATGACGGATGACGACTGGGCTAAGGCTGCGGACATGATCGACGACTGTGCGCACTTGCCGATCTGGCTAGACGATCAACCCGCCTTGACACTGGCGGACATCCGGCATAAAGTCCACAGCGTCAACGGCGTGAAGGTTGTCGTGTTGGACTACCTCCAGCTTTGCGCCAAGAGTGCGGGGTCTAGTGCTGGCACGCGCGCGGCGGAGGTGGGGGAAATTAGTCGAGGCTTAAAGAGGCTGGCGAAAGAGGCTGGCATTTGTGTTATTTCTCTTAGCCAATTGAATCGAGAGGTGGAAAGGAGATCGCCTCCTAAGCCGGTTATGGCTGACTTGCGGGATTCTGGAGAAATTGAGCAGGACGCAGACTCGATTATCTTCCTTTGGCCTATTTCTGCAGAAGAGGACTCTAAAAAAATAGGGTGTTATTTTGGGAAGAATCGAGGGGGATCGGCTGGCGACGAATGCGTGTTCGAGTTCCGGGGTAATGTGCAACGGTGGGCAGAGCTTGAGGGCCGGCCAGAAGATCACTATAGAAAGGATTGAGTATGGGGCAGCCTCATGAGTTTTTACAGTATGAATGCATCATTAGTCAATTAGAAGAAGCTCGCTTTCCTTCGCTTGAGTTCCTGAGTGGGCAGGGGGCTTTTAATGGTGACTGGTGGAGCCTAGACCAGTTTTCTAAAGAGTGGAGGCGCTTTTATTGGGGTGAAGTTGCAGAAGGGAATGAAATGGCTTTTGAAATTCTCTATGGCATGACGTGATATATGGCGGTAACGGACTTTGTGACGTTCGCCCGCCTGCATGGAATCATGATCGACTCTCTTCCGGCTGTCGGCAGTTGGAAGAGGTACCCCACGGAATCTAAGCCCCGTCACAGAAATGGCGCCGTGAAGTACATGGGGGATCACGGTTTTGTGCAGGACCACGCGACAATGACGGATGTCGCGGTGTGGCAGGCTGACGCGGATAGCACGCCAGACGCTAAAGACTATTCCGAGCAGATCGCCGCAGCTAAGGCAAAGCTTGCAGCAGAGCGCGCCGACGCGGCAGAAAGGGCTGATTGGGTGCTGTCTAAATGCGTCATGGATTATCACCCGTATCTAGATCGCAAGGGATTCCCGGATTATCCTTGCCACGTCTGGCGCCGAAGGGAAGGGGATTTGCTGGTGATACCGATGTCAATCAATGGCCGGGTCACGTCGGCACAGATTATCCAGCCGGACGGGACGAAGCGGTTTTTGTCTGGCGGTGAGACGGCAGGTGCTGTGCAGGCAATTGGAGAGGGGCCGCCTGTCTACGTGGAGGGGTTTGCAACAGGGTTGTCTGTGTCGTGCTGCTTGGGTGAACGCAAAAGATCGGTTGTTGTGTGTTTTTCTGCCGGAAATCTGACCTCTATCGCCCGGTCTGGCCCGTCGTCAGGGCTGGTGATCGCCGACAATGATGAATCACAGACCGGGGAGAAGGCCGCAAAAGCTACGGGTAAAATGTTCTGGATGCCTGAAACTGTCGGAGAAGATTTCAACGACTACCATTTGCGGGTCGGGCAGATTGAGGCGGAAGAAAGCCTTAAAAGGTTATTCACGAAACATGCCGTTAGAATGGCGCGGAGATTTTAGGTGTTAAAAGGTAAAGAACGAACTCAGTTTAGTACGGAGAACCAGCCGGACTATTCTGAGAGGCCGGCCCGGGGCAAGTCGGAGCGGGTAGCGATCCTGAAGGTGTTCAAGGAACATCACGATATGGATACTGACGAGGTGACTAATTACCTTGTCAAGATTGCGCTAGGACGTGGTGCGCGAGGGGATGAAGACCCTCTTGTCCCCGTGATCTGGCGCCATTTTGTTCAGGTGCTGTATCCGCAGCGCAAGCAGCAATCCCCGCCGATTGAGCTGCCGTTGCCGGACAATGCCACGCCAGCCGAACGCGCCGATGCTGTGATTAAGGCAGCAACGGATGGTCTAATCTCTGTAGAGGCTATGCAGGCTGTGTGCAATGCGCTGAAGACCGCGCTAGAAATCAAGGAGGTTACGGAGCTGGCCGAGCGATTAGAGCGGCTGGAATCGATTATTGCGGAGCGTGACAAATGAGCATAAAATCTGAAGTAATTGCCCGGCTGTCGGCGGATGTACTGGAGCTGGAATCTGATCGTCATGATTTGATGATCGCCATGCGCGCTATTGTCGGACATCGTGGCGTAAAGGATGAAGCTTATGAAAAATTTCGCACTCATGCCGTGCGACTGCTTGACGACATCGAGGCGCGAGCGCTAGACTTCGACTCAGATGAATAGGAGATGATATGGAAACAAAGGAACTTCAGGTGCGCGTATATCGCTCTCCGGAGGGAGTGCCCACTTGCGCACGCGACTTTGAGGATGGAGAGGTGTGCGTTTTCTTGCAGACGGCCCGCATGGGTAAGTTAGAGGTTTGCGCGCTCCAGACTGGAGTCGATGCGCTTTTACGTAGCCCTCGTGGCACCGGATGGCTTGTTCCTCATTGCAAGTGCCCACTGTGGCCCGACAAGGGAGTGTAAATGTTTTACAAACATGCGTCGATTGATTGGGATGGGGGCAAGTGGTCTAAATACGTTTTCACCCTGTCTGGCGATCGGGCTGATGAGGGAGAGCACACCATCATGTGCGGTCACAGAAATAGCGGCACGTTTTACGCCAACAAAACGGACAAAGAGTGTCTAATAGCACTCAAGTCAAAAATGATTGATAATCTAGAGAAGGCTATTGCCTCTTTTCAAAACGAGCTAGAAGATGTAAAAAGCATTGAAATCTAGCCGTGCGGTGCATCAGATGCGGAAAGCCTCTATCAAAAGATGCGCTTTCCGTGAAGACTGCGCAGGGGCTGTTTTTCTTCGGCCCCGAGTGCGCAAAGAAAGCCGGTTTAGTCGTTGACAGGCCGGCTAGGATAGGTAAAATCAACGTCACCCCCGATAGTGCACAGGGGGATTTTTTTTGGAGAGAATGAAAATGGAAATTGATTACTCGGATCTGTTGGCCGCGATGTCGGCTAAGAAAGAAATTCAAATCAAGCATGCCGGGCATTGGTATGGCGTGTCGCATGGCGGACTGTGTGCGCAAATGGCGCGAGGCGAGGCGATCGAGTGGCGCGAGCGAGTCAAGACGATGGTGCAGCGTCATCAAACAATTCCAGCACCGATGGCGGGGACGATCTGTATAGGTGATGTGTATTTTGTGCCAAATCTTTTTAGTTGCGAGTTGGTTTCTGCTGTTTTTTGGACTGAGGACCGGATCGACCGTATATCTTTTGAGCGCGGACTCGTCTACGCTACTGCTGAAGCTGCTGCCGCACGCGCTCAGGCCATGCTGAATATCTCGGAGGAATAATGGAATACCTCGGCATTCAAATTCACGACAAAGCGCCGGGGTATGTTGATGCCTTTTCGCAAACCCTGCTTGAAGGGCACTACCTCAAGGATGGTGAATCCGTCCCTCAGGCTTACGCGCGAGCTGCTACCGCGTTTTGCTACGGTGATTACGCCCTAGCACAGCGGGTCTATGACTACGCTTATAACGGCTGGTTCATGTTTGCGTCTCCGGTCCTGAGCAATGCGCCCAAGGGTAAATGGGTGGAGGATGCCGATAAGGATGGCGCGCATTATTGGTATCACCATACCTTCGTTCCTGAGGGCAAGATTGATGGGATGCCGATTAGCTGCTTTGCGATGTCCATCCCTGATACCGCTCGGGGGCAAGTGGAGGCGGTTCAGGAGCTTGCTAGCCTGTCTATGGCTGGCGGTGGCCTTGGTGCCCATAACATGATTCGGGGAACCAGTAAAAAGGCCCCTGGCCCGATTCCTTACATGACGATGATGGATTCGGCTATCGGCTACTTTAAGCAGAAGGGTTCACGCCGAGGCGCACTCGCGTTCTATCTTGATGTCGATCATCCCGACATCATGGAGCACATTCAATTCCGTGTGCCGGGTGGTGACGCCAAGCGCCGCAGCGACAACCGGACGCAGTTTCATTCCGCTGTCAATCTGACCGATGCGTTTATCGAGGCTGTCGAGAAAGATCAAGAGTATGAACTGAAGTGCCCGCACTCTGGAAAGGTCTATGACACACTGCGAGCCCGCGCGGTATGGGAGGAGATCATCGAAACGCGCGCCCTGACTGGTGAGCCGTATCTGATGAAGATCGACCTTGCAAATCGAATGCTGCCCGATAGCCAAAAGCGCATGGGCTTGAAGGTGCATGGGTCGAACCTGTGCGTTCGCGGGTCTACCGTGGTTCTGACCGATGCGGGTGAGCGCCGAATTGATTCGATGGTCGGCGAAAAGGTGAGGGTGTGGAATGGCGACGAGTGGAGCGAGGTAACGCCCGCAATCACTGGCGAAAATCAGCGGCTGGTCCGCGTTACGCTGAAGTCGGGCAAGGAGCTGGATTGCACGTTTTATCATCGCTTTTATCTTTACGGCGACGAAGATACGCCTACGCCTGCGATCGACCTGCGTCCCGGTGATGTGCTGGAAGAATGGATTGGCCCGGACGACTGCGCCGTGTTCGGTGAGGTTGCATCGGTCAAGCTGATTCCCGGACTGCATCGCACCTACTGCTTCACGGAGCCTAAGCGGCATCGCGGGGTGTTCAATGGCATCCTGACCGGCCAGTGCAGTGAAATCACTCTCCCCACTGACGAAGACCGGACTTTCGTTTGCTGTCTGTCTAGCTTGAATATCGAGAAATTCGACGAATGGAAAGACTCGCGGATTGTGGAAGACCTGACGCGGTTCCTTGATAACGTGCTGCAATTCTTCATTGATTTTGCTGGCCCAGGGATGGAGAAGGCGGTTTACTCTGCCGAGCGTGAACGAGCTTTGGGGCTGGGAACTCTTGGCGTCCATGCGTATCTGCAGGCGAAGTCAATCCCCTTCGAGTCGGGCGGGTTTAACTCGGCTGCGCAGGTCATGAATCAGGTCTATGGGCTCATCAGCTCGCGCGCTGATACTGAAAGCCGTGCGCTTGCGGTGGAGCGTGGCGAGGCTCCAGATATGACGGGCACGGGGCGGCGTAACTCGCGTCTAATGGCGATCGCGCCCAACGCGAATTCCGCCGATCTGCTGCGCACTAGCCCGAGTGCCGAGCCGTGGTATCGGAATGTCTTTGTTAAGGACACCCGCGCCGGATCGTTTACGGTGCGCAATGCCAATCTTGAGGATGTCCTTGCGCGATACGGCCGGAACACGCCTGAGACGTGGGCGCGGATTCAGTCGGACAATGGGTCGGTGCAGGGGCTGGAATTCCTCGCGGACCACGAGAAAGCGGTTTACAAGACGGCTACCGAGATTGATCAGCATTGGGTGATCGAACTGGCGGATCAGCGGGGAAAGTACGTCGATCAAGCGCAATCGACTAACGTGTTCTTCACGGCTGGAATGTCGCGGGAGTACGTCAATAGCGTTCACCTCAAGTTCCTTCGCTCACCCCACGTTGTGACCATGTATTACATGCGCATGGAGCGGGAAGTTAAGGTAGACTCGGCTCGGACGATTGAGCGGCAGGCCCTCGCCGATTGGAAGGGCGAAGACTGCGTTGCCTGCCAAGGCTGATAAACGGGGCTTCGGCCCCTCTTTGGAATACCTATGTCTATCACGGAAAAAGCAGAGATTTACACGCCCCGCTATCTGAAGCTGCGTGACATTCTGGAGCGCCATGAGCGTGCGCATTGGGTGCCTGATGAGGCTGATTTGCGGATCGACGCCGAGCAGTGGAAAAGCGGCAAGCTGTCGGCGACGGATAAAGAGTACATCAAGAATATCCTTCGTTTGTTCACTCAGGCAGACACGGATGTTGCGGCCTCTTACGTGGAAAAGCTTTTGCCGGTGTTTCGCAGCATGGAGGCGCGGATGATGCTCCTTAGCTTTGCGTCTCGCGAGGCGTCCGCTCACATTCTCGGGTACCGCCGCCTGAATGAAACCTTGGGTTTGGATTCGGCTGAGTTCATGGCGGAATTCCTTGAGTTCGACGCCATGAAGGAAAAGCACGATTTCATGATTGAATCGGCGGACATGGCGACTCCTTCGGGCATCGCGGGGTACTTGGCAAAGCAAGTGCTCATGGAGGGCGTGAATCTGTTCGGTTCGTTCGCTATGCTCCTGAGCCTGTCTCAGCGTGGCGCGTGCCCTGGCATGGTGTCGGTCAATCAATGGTCGGTCGCGGATGAATCGCTGCATGTTGAAGGCTTGAGCGAGCTTTTCCGCATCTATGTCGGCGAACACCCGGAAGTGGTGACAGACCGATTCAAGGCTGACATCTACGAAACAGCGCGTACCGTGGTGGCTTTGGAGGATCGGTTTATTGATCTGGTTTATTCCACTGGCACTAACGACGCTTTGACGGCGGAAGACACAAAGGCTTACGTGCGCTACGTGTGCGACTACCGGATGCAACAGCTTGGGCTTAAGCCACAATTCGGGGTCGCGTCTAATCCATTGCCGTGGATTGACGGGCTTCTGTCTAACACCTTCGGGAACTTCTTTGAAACCACTGTTGTGCAGTATTCAAAGGGTTCACTGATCGGCGATTGGGTTTACTGACAAACGGGGCTTAGGCCCCTAAAGGAGAGATATGCAGGTTAAGATTCTGGAAGAGGCCGGCTACGATCACGCGCTGCGCGGCATGGCGCTGAGTTATCACGATCGGGCTACGGATGTCGATGTGTGGTGGCAGGGGCAGCGGGAGAAGGGGCAGAAGCGCGCCCCGCTGCTTGCGCCGATGGACGGCGGGCACAATAAGTTTCTGCGCCAGTTGGAAATGTGGGTGGAGGTTGAAGCGCCGCGATGCTGGTGGTCCGAGTTTGATACCTACAAGGTCGGCACCACGGCTCAATCCGAGTCCACGATGCACACGCTTGGCAAGCGCCCGCCCACTAAAGCCGACTTCGAGGAAGGCACGCCGGATGTGATGATCGCCGCGTTTACAGCCTTTTGGCACGATTGGAAGGCCAAAGACAAACCGGATATTGCCGAGTTGAAATGCGCGCTTCCTGAGGGATTCCTTCAGCGCCGGGTGGTGACGATGAATTACGCCGTACTGCGCAACATCGTGCAGCAGCGGCAGACGCACAAGCTGCGCTACTGGCGGGACTTCTGCAATCAGATCGTTCCGCAGCTTCAGCACCCCGAGCTGTTCACGCTGGGATCGAAGATGTGATATAGTGTTCGCGTGGCTAGGAAGCTAGACCCAAAAAGGCGGCAAGTTCCACCGCCCTGCAACGCATTCAATTGGAGCCTTCAAGGAAACGAAGCAAATGAACATTTCTGTTTACTCTTTTACGCCATCGCTGCAGGCGCGTGCCGTCATGCGCGACGGTGAGCCGTGGTTTGTCGCCGCTGATGTGTGTGCCGCACTGGACTACAGCGATACCAGCATGACGGTGCGCCGGCTTGATGAGGATGAGCGGGGTACAAGCTCAATTTGTACCCCCTTTGGCGATCAGCAAATGCTGGTCATTAACGAGGCTGGTCTGTATAGCCTGATCCTTGGTAGCCGAAAGCCAGAAGCGAAGGCTTTTAAAAAGTGGGTGACTTCGGAGGTCTTGCCATCTATTCGAAAGACGGGAAGTTATGGGCAGCATGTCCCTAATTTGACCCATTCCTACACTGATGCAGTCGCGGGGGTCGAGGTTGTGGCGCGAATGTTGCGCATTGAGGGGTCGGCGGCTCTGGGAATGGTTCGGAAAGCCACGGAGATCACCGCGCCGCATCTGCTGCCAATACTGCCGGTCTACGCGATTGACGCGCCCACAGGCTCCGGCTCAGTCAGCAGCGAGGCGACGGACAGCCTGAGCGCGCTGATGAAGGCGCACGACATCAAGGGCACCGCAGCGTCCATGAATGTTCGCCTTGCTCTGGCGGGTTATCTGGAGCGCAAGACCCGTGAAGGCAAGTCTGGTAATAAGGAGTTTTGGTCGATCACTGGAGTAGGGCAGGAGTACGGCAAGAACCTGACAAGCCCTCAGAACCCGCGAGAAACGCAGCCGCATTGGTATCGTGCAAAGTTTCTCGAACTCATGGATGCAGTGAACAACAAGTAACTAGGCTAATCCATCTCTACCCGCTTCGGCGGGTTTTTGCTTTTGTATAATTAGATAATGAAGCGACTAACCCCGACCAAGCTTGAAAAACTGGAGGAATCTATTTCCGCCAGTCAGGGCCGGGGTGAGTCTGCTATTTTCGGGGTGTGTGACGATGCCCGCCAGCCTGTGAAGTTCCTGAAGCTGGTTAAGCAGGGTGATATTGTCACAGCGGCTGAATGTGAGGGGCCGGCTGAAATCCTGATTCCAAAGCGCCTAGAAAAACTGCTGTATTACAAACGGCGCAAGGTGGTCTATGGTGGGCGGGGCTCGGGCAAAACCCGGTCCGCAGTCTCGATATTGCTTGAGCGCGCAAGATTCACGGATGAGCGGTTTCTTTGCCTGCGTGAAATCATGAAGTCGCTGGATGAATCTTCTTATCAGGAGATTAAAGACGCCATATCGGCCCGTGACCTTGACGATCAGTTTAAGCCGACAGATTCAAAGATCCGAAGCCTTGAAACCAATAGCTCATTCGGTTTTGAGGGTATGTTTCGGAATCAGACAAAGCTTAAGGGTTACGCGGGCGCTTCTGTGGCGTGGGTGGATGAGGCTGAGAATGTTTCGCGCTATTCTTGGAACATCCTTGATCCAACCATCCGAAAGCCCGGCTCTGAAATTTGGGTGACTTTCAACCCAAATAAAGAGCAGGATGCCACATGGTCGGATTATGTCGCGCCATACGCCGAAAAAATGGTGGATGGGGTATATGAAGACGATGAGACGCTAATCATCGAATGTAATTGGCGTCACAATCCCTGGCTAACCGATGAACTCCGCATGGAGAAAGATCGCATGGCCCGGATTGACCCAGACCGCTATATGTGGATTTGGGAGGGTAAATTCCGCAAGTCGTCTAGCGAGCAGGTCTTTAATGGTAAATGGCGGGTTGCCGAGTTTGAGCCGGGTAAGTTCTGGGATGGTCCTTACTTCGGGGCAGACTTTGGTTTCTCGCAAGATCCGTCTACGCTGGTCAAGGTCTGGATTCACGATAAGCGCCTGTATATCGAGCACGAGGCTTATAAGGTCGGGGTAGAGCTTGACCATATGCCGGCCTTCTACGAACGAATTCCTGGCTCGCGGGATTACAAAATCCGGGGCGACTGCGCGCGACCTGAAACGATTAGTTATCTTGCTCGCCAAGGTTTCCAGATTGAGGCGGCGCCAAAGTGGTCGGGGTCGGTGGAGGATGGCATCACTTACATGAGAAGCTTTGAGGAAATCGTAGTGCATCCTCGCTGTGAAAACACGATGAAGGAAATGGCGCTTTACTCTTACAAAGTTGACAGGAACACGGGTGATATACTCACGGATATTGTGCCGGGATGGGATCATTTGTGTGATTCCATTAGGTATTCGCTTGCGCCAATGATTCAAAGGGGCGGGGTAATCGGTTTATGGGAAAGGCTTGGTAATGGTTAAGCGAGTAACGCGGCGTCCTCGCCCTGTTCAGGATTCGGCGCCCTCGCTGGATTCTTTTGTCAACTTCGCGCATAAGCTCGGGGTGGGGGCGGATAATGCCCTGTCGTCGGCATCGTATGGTTTTAACCCGATCACGCGCGATAGAACTCTGCTGGAATATATCCATCGGGGTTCATGGATTGGAGGTGTAGCGGTTGATCTGATCGCCGATGACATGACGAAGGCGGGTATCGAGTACCTGACTGAGATGGCCCCCGAGGACATCGGAGTGATTGATCGTGTTGTTGCGTCTATTGGCATCTGGTCGCAAATCAATGCCGTGGTGAAATGGGGTTCGCTGTACGGTGGAGCTATCGGCGTGGCGATGATTGACGGACAAGACGTGTCTACGCCGCTGAGGATGGAGACGGTCGCCGAAGGGATGTTTAAGGGTATCCTTGTTTTTGATCGTTGGAGCGTGACGCCCGATCAATCGGAGATTATCGAGGACATGGGCCCGGATATTGGCAAGCCCATGTATTACCGTGTTGAGGCGAATGCCCCAGCGCTGCGCGGTCAGAAAATCCACCAATCCCGCGTGCTGTTCCGGTATCTCGGCGTTGAGCTGCCCCATACTCAGGCTCAGGTTGAAAACGGGTGGGGTCTGTCGGTTATTGAGCGGCTTTACGACCGGATGATTGCGTTTGATTCCGCCACGACTGGCGCCGCGCAGCTTGTCTATAAGTCGCACCTGCAGACCTTGAGCGTGGAGGATCTTCGGCAGGTGGTGGCGGCTGGGGGAAAGCCGATGGAGGGCCTAACCGCATACGTGAACATGATGCGCCGATTTCGGACTAACGAAGGGTTTACCGTCATTGATTCGAAGGACTCGATTCAGACGGATCAACATTCGGCTTTTGGCGGGCTGTCAGACGTTTTGATGCAGTTTGGGCAGCAGATATCGGGGGCACTGCAAATCCCGCTCGTGCGGCTGTTCGGGCAGTCTCCTGCGGGCCTGAGTGCGTCGGGAGAGTCTGATATTCGGACTTACTACGACCGCATTAAGTCGCTGCAAGAAAAACACCTACTGAGGGGCGTTCAGGCAACATGGAAGATTCTTGCCCGTTCGTGCGGCGTTACTCTGCCTGACGAATTCACGGTTGGATTCCGTTCGCTTTGGGATTTGTCGGACACTGAAAAATCCACGATTGCGCAGGCTATTTCGATGACCGTGGTTCAGGCTCGTGATGCTGGTCTCGTCTCGGATAAGATCGCGATGCGTGAACTGCGCCAGTCGTCGCGCAAGACGGGGGTTTTTACTAATATCACGGAAGAGGATATTGAGGCGGCCGATGACACTCTAGGCCCGCCTCCTGGCGAGCTAGAGCCCGATCCGACGGCACCGGAAACCGTGTGGCAGGGCGAGCCGATGTCAGGCCCCGAATTGACCGATGGCGATCAATAAGAAAGAGGCGCAAGCCCTTTTCACGGCGGGGCGAAAGACTGAGGCGATGTATTCACGCCAGCTTCGATCCCTGGCTCGGGAAATCGGCAGGCTGATTCGTGGTTTTGACCTGAAGGCTAAACCGGGGGACGCCGCGAAGCTGGAAAAGGTACTACGGTCTTACGCCGACACCATTGACCCGTGGGCGCGCTCTGTAGCCGAAAAGATCGTGCGGGACGTAGAGCGGCGAGACTATCGCATGTGGAGGAAAATCTCACAGGAAATCGGGCGGGAGCTGCATAAGGAAATTGAGCAGGCGCCGACCGGCCACGCCATGCAAAAGCTAATGGCTGATCAGGTTGATCTGATTAAATCAATCCCCCTGCAAGCGGCGCAGCGAGTCCACGAGACGGCTATTAAAAGTGTTTCGGAAGGCTGGCGGCCGGATCAATTGATGAAGGAGATTCTGGCTACTGAGGGGGTTTCTGAATCTCGCGCGCGATTGATTGCGCGTACTGAGATTTCGCGGGCTCATGCAACGATCACACAAGCTCGATCGCAGTTCGCCGGATCAACTCACTATATCTGGGTTACTAGCCATGATACTGATGTGAGATCAGGACATAAGGAAATGGATGGTAAGGTTTGCGAATGGGCAAACCCGCCAGAGGTAGACGAGGGCGGGCGTATAATGCGGCATCATCCCGGTGAAATTTGGAATTGCCGGTGTTTTGCAAAGCCGATACTGCCTGAACTATGACATTGCCGACCGCTCAAATTACCGCTAGAGTTCTTTCCCCGACGGGTTCGCCTATTGTTGGGGCTGTCATGATCGCAGAATTGACGGTTGACGATGTTTATCAGGGCACGATTGTCCCAAAGGTGGTGCGAGCTTATTCCAATACGTCTGGCGACTTGTCAATCAATCTTTTTCCTAATGCTCTAGGAATTAACGCGAGCGCGTACAACATCCGTATTCAGCATCGTAGTTTTGGCTCCGTGGATTATGATTCAATTGTCGTCCCAAATGTGACGCTGGTTTCTCTGGAGTCGCTGCTGGGTGGGGTGGCGCCACCGGCTTGAGTGCGCCTTCTTCAGTTGTCGGGCGTTGGCGGTTAATTGGGTTTTCTGAAGTTGTTTTATAGGGGTGTTTGATGGTCAAAAAGGTTGCGCCGATTGTCGGCATATTCAATGAAGACGGCACGGTTAATGCAGTCGCACAGGACGGGCTGGGGGTGATTGGTCCTATTACTGCCCTTGGAGGCGGCGGGGCGGCGGCTAATATTACGGCCAGCCAGATTTCCGATGCCACGGCGGCGGGGCGCGCGATTCTGACTGCTGATACCGCTGCCACCCAGCGAGCATCAATGGGGGCCATGGCGGCAACACTGCCGGCGATGCAAGCGGCGT